CCCCGCCGCGAAACGACGAAAGTAATTGCTTAAATCCCCCCGCAGCCTCTTTCGACTTCTGACTGGCGGCTTCTATACTTTTTGTAGTATCTTTAATAGCACGCGAGTATGCAGCGTTCGCTTCTTTTTGACTGTGCAGCGCCATCCTGAGATCTTTTAATGCTTGCCTCTGTTCAGTCGTCGCTTTTGTGCCGTTGCGAGTCGTCTTATTTAGATCTTTGAGTTGCTGTTTGAGTTCTGCTGCTTTCTGCGAGCCTTCTGCGAACGCCGCTTTTAATCTTTTCAGCCCGTCGTCGTCAGTAGCTGTCTTTATAACGATCTTCGCGTCTGCCATTCAAGCACTTCCTTTTATTTAAAAAGCGCCGGTTAAGGCACTGTTGATTTCAAATTTATAATTTATAATTTATAATTTAATATGCGTCTCTAAATACGCATCTACTTGACTTGCAAAATAAGTTTCTATGGCTGCTTTATTCCGACCAAAATAATCCCCTCGAGCTGGATATTTGGTAGCTTTCATGCCCTGCCTCGGGCCTCTTCCCCGGATGTATCCGCCATGCGCCCCGGTATTGTACCACCGCGCGAAATAATTAGCATAAATGGTAGCCGTTACGTTATCAACTTCGACAGCATAGTGGCTCGGAATAATCTCCGACGTACCATCTGGCGCGGTTATAAGATTTTTACCGGAAAAAGCAGTTTTCGGATACGTTCTTTTTATATAATCCGTTGTTGCATAATTTGCGTGCTTACACGCCGCGGCAACATCCGTAATAAACCCTTTTCGAGTATAGTCTTCTATTTTTTCCTGCAGTTCTTCAAGCGTCATGATAAAAATAATAGAGCGGTTTACTCAACAAACCGCTCTACCCTTTTAAATTAATGTCCGGGCGTAGCCGCGGGCTCTACAAAACCTGTTTTCTTAACCGGAGCGCCTACCCCTGTTGCTTTCAGTGAGTAGGACACGACATCTTCCCCGTCCGCCGTCTTTTCCCATGATGTCGGTACATACTTACCGACAACGTATTCCTTAGTATCCAAGTCGACAATAGCAAACTGCAGAGCGCCTTTTTCGGCGGTAATTGCGTCATCGTACAAGAACTCTTCGATGACTTTCTGTGCCTCGTTGTCTCGACGCATAACAACTTCTGCGTCCAGCTCGTGAGTCTTTGAAGTCACGACGCCGTCAGCCCAGTAACCGGTATCCTTTGTTTGCGCAGTCTTGACTTCTGCAGACACGGAGTGCGTATTCGACGTCAATCCGCCCAATTTAATCCATTTCGGGCTTGCTTCGGACGCTCCCGTACCATAATTGATGTACAAGATAATTCGTTTGCCGGAAACCCCGACTTCCCCGGTAAATGCCGGGTATTTTTCTTTTGCGATAGTTACAGCCATTTTTCACCTCATGCTATTTGATCAATTCTAAAAATAAGAGTAGTACCGCCGTTCTGCCACACACCAGTATCGCCGTATACCGGTAGATTCGTCCGCAGCGAGCCTACTTTAATACTGATAAGCTGGTATCCGTCTGCGTACAGCTCTTTTTGCAGTGCCTTCCAGCCGGCGTCGCCACTTAGATAATTCAGCAGCGCTTCCAGCTTTTCTGCAATCACTTTGCGGCCTTTGTAGTTACTGTAGATTTCCAACTGCAGTGACATATTCCACGACGCCGTATCAGGCGCCGTAGCTGTACAGTCGGCATCACTGGCACCTAAGATGCCATAAGCAAACTCTTTTTGCTTTCTGAAATAGTCTTCTATTTCGGTAATCGGCACCGCACTGTCGAACCAGTCCAAACCTATCGGACTGTTTTTTGTCACCGCATAAAACGCTTTTGTTACGGAATAAAACGGAGATTTATACTTCATATCGGGCCACCTCCGCTATTAATAGCCGTCGCCGTAATCTGCAGGAAATATGGCCTACTTTCGTCAAGCAGCAATATGTCATTAATGAGATAGATAAAATCTCGATATGACAGCCGCCATGATGTATCCAGCCCTTTTACTGCACTCATACCCCGGACATCTCGAATGACAAAATACCGGGTATCCACAGTGACGTAATCACCTACGATCTGCTGCCGGCTCTGGTTACGCTGTTCGCACATAGCAGACAACGTAACCGCCGGAACGTACGTAGTTTCGCTTAAGCCGCCCAGTTCGTCACGGACCGGTGCGGACGGCTTAAGCAGCGTAATCCGATGACAAAACCGGCCCGGGTTTCGCTTAAACACAAAGCACCCCTTACGGCGTCTTAGTAAGCTTTACAAAGGCTTTGTCGTAAACAGAGATATCCGTGAAGCGGCACACCGCGCGGACCAGAACGGAGTTTTTAGTAAATCCTGCTTCTTCAGAAGATGCGACTTCGAGAGACGGATACGCAATATGATACAGAGCGGAGAAATCGCCGACAAGAATAGTATTATCCGCAAGATTGCTTCCTTCTACAACAATAATCGGACGACCCTCGATCTCTTTTACTGCCGCATTGTTGGCGTCACGGGAGAGCAGGTATCTGTCCTGCTTATCCTTCGCAAGTGCAAGGCCCGCCCACGTAGTCTGATTCATAACAACAGTAGCTCCGGATCCCGCATCCAATGGGAGCTCAATTATAGCTTTTTTAACCGCATCGACAGTGACCACGGTATTCATAGCAGCGATCTTAGTTTCTTTCGCCGCGGCAAGTACTTTAGCACAGATGTCCTTATTTACAGTGGTACCGTATACCCGATTAAAGAGCTTTCCGATAATAGCTAATACATCGGAATTAGCATCCAGCAGTAATTCACGAGATACCGGAATAATAGCGCCTTTAGATGCCAGCGTATACTTAACGCTGGTAAATACGCCTTTCTTCTGCACAATCTCGGTATTTTCTTCGAAATCAGTCAGTTCAACATCCTGCCCGTAATCGATGCACGGTACCGTCCCTGCGCGAGTCGTTACCGGGATAGCGGTCGTGATAGCACGAAGATCCACGCCGACTCCGTTATTTTCCCGCAGAGACAGCAGTTCTTCGGGAACAAGGACGCCCCCATCTGCCGCAACCGCGCCATTCTGACCCGCTGCTTTGTCTTCAAAATAGGTCGCATATTCAGTATCGGTCACCGCGCGTCCCAGCAAGAAATTTTTAAGTGCTGCATTAAATCTTTTTTTGTCCATCTTGTTTTCTCCTTTTAAATAACTTTTCTTTTTTGCTTCAGCTTCCAGTGCTTTTTGCTCACTATAAGCGGTAAGCTTATCTTCTAATTCTTTCTGCTTTTCTGCAGGTACTGCTTCTTTCTTTTCGATAAAAGCCTTAATTTCATCTTTCAGTGCGTCAATATCGCGCTTCATTGTTATGCTTTTCAGCATTTATCCACCTCTTTCTTACAAAATACTGCGCCAGTAGGCTGCCTCTGTCTCATCCATTTTCGGGATGGGCCCGTTTCGCTTTCGCCGATGCTTCGTCAACTTCTTATATGTCGGCGCTTTTCGACCGTAAGCGCCTCTGTACGTCGGCAGCGCACAGTTAATGATCATTAAATCTTCCAGTGCATCGTAACGCCGCAAATACCCGTCAAACATAGCGTCGATTTCCGAAACAGTATACTTTCCGAATTGCTCCGGAGTCAGATTGAGCTCACCGAGTGCAATAACCTCGAGTACTTCCAGCATATCCCGAAACGTTCGGTATCCCGTTGGTCTTACGCCTTGCCTGCTTTTTTCATCAGCTCTCTCATCTGTTCCGGCTTCGGCAATGCCGCCTCGACTTTTTTTGGATCGGCTACCGTGCCTGATTTAATCAGTGCCGATAACGCGTAAGCCATCAGCAATGCCGGTGAATACTGCGGTATCGCTTCATAATATAGGCTTTCTGCATCTTCACGTGTCATACCGTCATTGCCGTCAATAAGCGCCTGTGTAAACAGCACAAACACGTCATGCAGCGGAGCTGCCTGCTCTTTGACTGACTGTAAAAATCTCATCAATGACTCATGCCTTAACTTTGTCTCAGCTTCGTAAACGCCTTTATTAGTCAGCTTTAAGTGATATGTCTTTCCGCTGATTTCTATACTTTCGAAATTATCAAAAATCATTACCCTCCCTCCTTTCTTCTGGGATTTCCACCTTCGTCTCCGCCGCTGTCCCCTAAAGCTCCTGTCCCGCCGCGCTGTGTGAGCATATCTGCCCCGGGGGCATCTATCGCCGGATATCTCAGAGACTGTCTGGCCTCGTTAGGTGTCAAAATTCCTGCTCCAGTGTAAGCCGCGAGAACACTTGCTTTACTCTGGGCGTCCAATGTATCAAAAACATCTCCCGCACTAAGGAAACGATACCCCTTAGTTTGGTCGGTTCTGTCAAGCAGCTTAAGCCGAAACTCCGCCGCGTACTGTGTGATAATCGGAATCATCGTCTGATTGAAGAACTGCGCCATCTGATTTGTCGAGAACGTAGCCATCCCGGCACCACCGCCTACGTTAAGCATCGCGAGCGGTATACCGAAGAATGACGAAATCTTCTGCGCGGAAGTCTGCTGCAAAGATTCATAGTAATCTTTAATCGCATTCGCAATATTCGTCGCTGTCATTCCCGCCGGCAGTGGCAATATCGTATTGTTGCTGTCTGATAACAGCTCTCGAACTTGATTTTGCAGTTCTTTCTGCTTTGCCGCGCTTAAATCGGAAGTGTACGACAGTACGATTGTCCCGGAAAAGCCATTTACCACGGCACTGCGCATTGCGCTTTCCGATTCCGCCGACCCTTTCAGCGCATTCATCAGCACATCAATAGCCTTTCGGCCGACAAGTCCGTTAGCGCTAAAAGCTTTAAAATGCAAGATTTCCTCAGGTAAAATCGTAAATTTATGTCCGGATTGCGAATCGTAGTACTCGTATACCATTTTCCGCTGTCCTTGCAGTATGTCTGCGTTATCCCAGTATGCTCGAACATTAAAAGCATTCAGCGGAATTAACTTTTCTACTACGCCCGATTTGCCGCACTGAATGTATGCATAAGCATTTCCATAGGTGTTTCGCTGTATTTCTATCCAACGCCAAAACTCATATGCATTTATGCCGTCGTACGGCTCCACGTTAAGCGCCCGTTCATAACGAGGGCCGAAAACTGCGGGAGTATTCCCGCCCGGGTCGTACAGACCCCACTGGATCTGCCCGATGTTTTTAGCAAGAATCTCGATGCAAGTAGCAAAGATAACATCTCCCGCCGCGTCAACCATGACGCGACGCCCCGTGCCGATCGGATAGAAATTCTTTTTTGTGCTTTCGTATACGCCGCCGCGGAAAAAAGCTTTAAATTTATCCAGCATAGCCGTTACTCCAACTTATCAACAGTGTCAAGCAGTGCTCGAAGATCTTCGGGAACTTTATAATTTGCTTTGCGTTCGGCTTCCTTTTTTTCAGCTTCAAGATCCTGCAATTTATGTATTACTCCCGCAAAACCCGCTACGGCTACCATATCGGGCCTTTTAGCAGCGTCTTCAATAATCACATGGTCAAACATTTCTGCTGCCTGCTCTCCGGTAAGCCATACTTCGCCGTTGTCAATCCTGGCGTCCAATGTTTTATCTTTAGCGTGCTCCATCACGATACTATGTAAAACGGCATCGATAGCTTTCATAGACTCAATTACATTCGCCATCTCTTCTTTATTGCCCTCTGCGTAAGACATGCAATTGTGCAGCATGAGCAGGTCGTCTTTATGCATAATCAGCTGATTACATGCCAACGCAATAACCCCGCCCATAGAACACGCCATAACTTCTACTTTAGCCGTTACTTTCTGTTTACAATTCCTGATCGCATTAACCACCTGCAGCCCTTCAAGTACGCTACCTCCGGGAGAGTTAATCACCAACGTAACATCCTCCGTAGCCTCATTTAATGACTTAACTACTTCTTCCGCAGCTTTAATAGCCCCGTTGATTTTCAAATCCATGTTATTTTTCCTCCAATCGATAAAATTGTAATTGTGTAAGCATCGCCCGTGCTCCGTAGTTCAGACCTGCATCTGCAATGCTTGACATGCCTTCCCGTTGGTCGTACATGTGTGGACCCCACTGAGTCATCACCCACAAGTCGGCTTTGTTCCGAAACCGCTCATTCGCTTTGTACAGCGCTTTGTAATCATCAATTGCATCTTCCAAGTATCCATAACCGGTATCTATAATCCGCCGGATAAAAGCGTCGTCATCGTCATACGGGATACGCAGATACTCCTTTAATTCTTCCGGTGTAATCATGTACTCACCTGCCTTTCATCATGTCGAACCAATCATCTACCAGCTCGTCACCGGACGGAGTACGCCGGTTGAAATCAATGTAGCACGCAATAAACCCCGTTAGCGCCGCGTCCAGCGGGTCTATTCGAATATTGCTGTCTGCGCGAAGAGTAATTTTTTCGATAGAATAAAATCCGGTACTGTTCCGCACTAATAAAGAGTTCGTAACAGCTTTTAAAAATATATCTTCACGCCCCTTAGCGTATGCAATAACCCCGTCTTTAAAGTGCTGCGACAGCGCCTCGATATACTGACTTAGCGCTTTCGGACTTTGATTTTGCAAAATGAAGGTGTCGCATATCTCTGACAGCCGGTCTTGTATCCCGGCGATGTTGTAGGGATCGGCTGCTATCGTTACGTAGTGCAAGTCGTGATCCGTTCTGATTTTGTCTATGTATTCAAAAACCTGTACCGTGTCAATATTCTCACCGCCTGCGCCGGAACATAAAAAAAGTTCCGTATCAAGGTAATCTCGATAACAAAACTTATCTGACGTTACGTGATCCTGCAATTTCTTTTCGGGCATCCACGATACGCTATGCACAAACAATCTATACCCGGCCGCGGGAGCATCTTTCTCTACCATCACCCCTGTTTGATCCACACCGTAATACGTCAGCCAAATCACCGATGTTAAATCGATCGTTTGAGAAGCGTCAATTCCTAAGTACCAGTCTTTATATCCTGCTTGTATCAGGTCTTCAAAAGTAGTATCTGTTCCGCAAGCTATCAATTGGTCGTATGTACAAACCTGTTTATCTTCAGCCGAGTACCAAGTGTTACACTGTTTCGTCACAAACGACTGCAGCGTAAATCCTTTCTTAGCTACCGCTTCCTTCGCTTTCTGCAGATATTTTTTCCGAATGTGGTCTTTAACGGTAAATCCGTCTTGTTCAAACAACAGTACCGGATTCGCTTTGCCCCACAACTTGATATTCGCATAGTCTTTGCTCTGAATGTCCACCGCGTCGGGCTCTGCTAAAAACAAGAAAACATTATCTGGTAAAAGATCTTCGTACAACATCTTTCTCAAAGTCAACCAACTTTTATGATTGTCTCCGCCGATTTCAAACTGTGCTGTAGACATCGCGACGAGTAACGCATCTTTAAAATGCGCTTGCCCGTCTTGTATTGTCTTAGTGATGATTTCATCACAGAGCATTTCTTCGTCGATAACAGCTACTTTGTTCGTGTACCCATCCAATGAGTTCTTCGCACTCCCGCCTGTCCGGAACATTTCTAAATAGTTCCCGGTGTTTTTGTGCTTTGCCCAGCACGCGGTTTTGTTTACATTATCGAAAACCTCCTTCAAGCGGCGATCATTATCAATAAATTTACAAAATTCTTTAAAGCAAATAGTCGCATTCTGCCCTTTGCACGATGCAAGAACAATCAATTCATTTCGGAATTTGCTCATTCCCATTAAATAGTGCAGTACGGCGGACAATAGAAAGCTCTTCCCGTTGCGCCGTGCCATATACAGCTTCGCGGTATTAACCAAATACCGGCCATCGGGATATCTCAGCCCGAAGATCCCGCACATAATAAACTTTTGAACAGGGTACAGACTCAAGCGTTTAGCTTTACCGTCTTCGTCTACATAAATCAGTAAATTTATAAACTGGAACATCCTGCGCATTGCGTTAAATGCGAATTTGTATTTTCCCGAATTGTACAGATCCAGAAACCGCTTAAAGCACCGATATTCCGACTCTCCTACCAGTTCATTATCTGCCCGTTTTACCAGAGCTTTGTAATAGTCTCCAATAAATTCGTTAAGTTCTGCCGGTACTTTCAGCAGCTTAATTTCATCTTCAACCATTGCCAAACCTCTTTTCAAATTCCGCTATACCGCTTACTATCCTTTGTAGCGCATATTCTTTTTTCACCCCGCCAGCTCTATACAATGCGTGTATTTCTCCGTGGCTTTTTTCAGATACAGTAATCAGATTATCCAAAGTAAACAGTAAATCCGGTCTTTCATCCCGCTCTTTGATGTGATGGATAATCGGATTATTTAACCGCTGTAAAACGCCGATTCCGAGCAACCAAATATCATAATCCATGTATTTTATACGCACGTTTTTGCGACATTTCTGCCACAAACGGGATGCATATACTTTTTTTGCAGTGTTCTCAGTTTGATATTTTTTAGCAAATTTGCGGGTACACGTAGGGCATCTGTACCCGTCGTAAAGCTGATGACACGTATTGCAGCGTTTAAAAATCGCCATCTTTTTGTGATTCGGTCAACATGCGCGTAAATGGATTCCCGTTATCGGCCTCTTCATCCTTTATTTTGTCGAACTTCAACGCCTTATAAATCCCTAACGCCATCTTGTTAAATTGTTCATACCGCCGCAGATGCGCCTCTATATTAGCCGCATCCATTTTGTCTAAGTTGACAGTTAATTCCTGAGATATTTCTTCGGCTAAAACAGTAAACCGGCAATACTGCATGATGAGATTTTCATTAACTTTGTTGATCGTGTCGCACCTATGCTGCAGTGTCCAGATGTAGTTATTTAGTTTTTTAATCGCCCTGTTTCGTGCCGTGTTTGTCATTTGGTATACACCTGTCTATTAAAATACATCTGTTGAGAAAAATTAAAAAGGACCCGCCGAATTGCGGTCCTGGCCTGTGAAATTCTGGAACATACCCCCATTGTTCACCGATTGAAATGCTAAAAAAGTAAACAAAAAGCACATGCCGGGGAGTGACATGTGCTTTTTGCGGAAAGGAGGTTCATCCTTAAATTTCCCTTTACCATAATATCACACTTCGTAGTGACATTTAATGACATTTAGTGACATCTTTTCTAAAAATTGTAATCCTGCTCCGTGCAATCTATACACATGCCGTATAGCATACCCCATATCCACAGCTATTAACTCCCACGTTTGCCCCAGTATGTAATACCGATACAGCACACAACGGATACTCTCGTCATCCATTTTGTCAATCAGTGCTTTAGCTTGCTCTCGTTTATCGATCAACTCGTCCCACGCAGCATTTACCTTCTCGATCTGCGAATCAAGTTTGTCGACGATCTCATCAAGCGTAGCTAAGTGATTCGATTGTATCTTGTCACCAAGCTTCGGACTTGAGATATTATATGCTCTACGCCTCAAATCTTCTAATTCCTGCTCGTATGCGCGTAACAAGCGGTCCTGCTCTCTGACTGACCGTAAAAATTCTTTAACCGTCATTTCTCCTCCTGCCTGCCGCGACGCACAACGCTACAGTTACAACACCAACGATAGCGCCAATCCACGCGCCAATTACAAAAATCAAAATCTCTGTCATTTCTCGTCCACCCTTTCTAACAGATGCTCAATATACCATCGTGCTTTCTTCAAGTCTTCTGTTCCGTTCTTCTGCTTCCATCGCCACAAGTATTTAATTGCATTCGCTGTACACACAGCTTCGATACCGCTTAAATCACTTGTCGCCACTTCGATTGCGTCAATGCATTCTACCCGGCCTTTATTGTAATGTGCCGGCCTGTTCACCATATCAATCATTTCTCACCATCCCTTTCAACTAACAACTTAACTGCGCTCATCATGGCTTCCTGCCCGTTTTCTTTTCGCTTCAGTGCTCGCATAACCAACTCATCTACCGTACCTTTTGCCACTAAGTGATGTATGATAACCGGCTCTTTCTGTCCTTGCCGTTCAAGCCTTGCATTCGCCTGCTGATACTGCTCCAGACTCCACGTTAGACCAAACCACACAATGATGTGTCCGCCAGCTTGCAAATTAAGGCCATATCCTGCGCTTGCCGGGTGCGCTATGAGTAGTTTTACCTTTCCTTCGTTCCAAGCCCTTATGTCGGCCGAATTTTGCAATTCCCGCGCTTCCGGGAACGCTTTCTTAATCCGATCCTTGTCATGCTTGAAATTGTAAAAGACTAAAATCGGATTTCCGTCATTTGCTTCCACTATTTCTTTTAACGCGGCAATCTTCGCGTCATGAACCGGTATAACTTTTTTATCCGCGTCGTAGACTGCTCCGTTTGCCAGCTGCAGCAATTTATTGCTGACCGCTGCTGCCGATAAAGCTGTTATCTCTTCACCCTGCAGCTCGGTGACATATTCTCGCTCAAGCTCTCGGTATGCTTTCTTCGATTTTTCATCAAGCACCACAGGAACCGTAACCGGCGGAAGTTTATCCGGCATCAATCGGTAATCTTCAGCTTTCAAGCTAATACAAATATCCGATATCTTGTCATAGATTTCTTTTTCAGCCTCCGGGCTCCGTATCCGATAGCTGTAAACCACCGGGCCGTTCTGCTTGTCCGGCACAAAGTAGTTATTCCTGTACTCAGTTAAAGTCCGTCCTAACCGTTTACCGCCGTCAAGCAAGTACAATTGCGCCCACAGATCCATCAATCCGTTTGGCCGCGGCGTACCTGTCAGCAAAACTATTTTTTTGAAGCACGTCCTGACCTTTCGCAGCGCTTTCCATCGTTTCGTACTTGCGTCTTTGAAACTTGTACTCTCATCAATGACAAGCATGTCGAAGTCCGGTTTATATTTCATTTGTTCAAGCAGCCATACGACATTTTCGCGATTAATGATGTAGATATCTGCTTTTTTCGCAAGTGCCTGTACCCGCTGTGCCTGAGTTCCCAGAATTGTCGAAAACGTAAGGTTCTTAAAGCAATCCCATTTCACCGCCTCATCCTGCCAAGTAGCTTCAGCTACTTTCTTCGGTGCCACAATCAATACTTTGTTAATCGATAATTCGTCAAACATTGCTTGAAAGATAGCCGATAGCGTTGTAGATGTTTTACCTAAGCCCATACCTAGAAATACCCCTATTCCTGCATTTTTCAAGATATGCTCAATCACGGCTTCCTGATATCCATGCGGTGTATATTTCATTTCGCAAGTCTCCTGATAAATCCTTCTGCCGACTTCAAGTTATCGATAGTAGCTATCCGACATCCTCGTCGATACAAATCTCTAATAACCGCTTTCTGCAGCCGTCTCGGCTTCTTACCCGGCGCCTTCATCTCTGCAAACCCGATTTTTCCGCCGGGAAGAACGACAATTCTATCCGGCACCCCCGCAATTCCGGGGCTAATAAACTTGAGGCATATCCCGCCGCACTCCTGCGCTTTCTGAACTAGGTGTTTTTCTACTGCATATTCTTTCATTTTCACCTCATAAATATACAAAGGCTTTTCCCGCCTATATAATAAGAATATAAATCTTTATTTCGCGCGCTACGCGCGTGCGCGCGGAGACCCCTACGGATTATAGAGTTATAGAGGAAATAAATGATCATGTGTCTATTATTTTCTTCTATAACTCTATATTTCAATAATCCTCTATAGAATAATTGTTGCTTTGTTGCCGATACATTCTTTTTCAGCCCCCTATCTGTCCTTAACGCGGCAACAAAGTTTGTTGCCCTTTGTTGCTTTTGTTGCCAAAATCCTTTAAACTCTATAATCTTTGAAATATCTGTAAAAACTGTTGCCTCTGTTGCCCTTGAAAAGCGGCAACAGTTTTTGTACTTTGTTGCCTACTTTGTTGCCGCGCTTTTTACCGGCTTGATGTTTTTGAAGCTTCTCTGTTTTCCGTATATTTTTCCGGTAGCCCTCACTCCTTCGGGTTCCCACCCTTTCAATTGTTGTAAAATGCCATTCATCTCGCGCGCGTCAACATTCCGAAAGCCCTGCCGCGTCCCGTCAAAAACCTCACACCATATTTCCAGTGCGCACACCCGGCTCCTTGCCACCGTTCCTTCCGGGTAACCATCTTCTCCGTGGTGCTTGAGGTAATCCCGCCGGTCGTATAAATCCATATCGTCCCAGTTTTCGGGTAGCTTCGTGTCTAAATACTCTAAGACCAGCCCGAGCTTCTCATTGCCCTCTGTATGCGCTTCCTGCAGCTCTCTTGCGGTCTTCGCGGAGTCCGCAGGTAAGTACAGCTTTTGATCTGTTTCGTATAGCTGTTTGACCTCTGCCCACACCTGACCAATGAAATCATCTGTCAAATCAGACAGTGGACGTTTGCCATTGCCTAAGCAGAACACAGGCAGAAAACGGCGTCCGCCGGTACGGTCTTTAAGAAAGATGCTGTCATTCGTAGTAGCGGCAAAAACGCACTGCCGCGGGTACTCTTCAGTACGCCGCCCGTAAGGTGCACGGAACTTATCCGTCTGCCGGGATAGAAAAGCCTTGATCATGTCGTTATCCGCTTTTTTAGATGCCTGCATTTCGGACAACTCAATAATCCAGCTGCCCTGCAACTGTTCCATCGCTTCCTTGCCCTGAAAACTGACAATGCTGTCATTAAACCACTTTCCGCCCAGTCTGCTTAAAATCGTACTTTTGCCTATGCCCTGCGGGCCACTAAGCACTATGCATGAGTCATATTTGACTCCCGGGCGCTCTATACGAGCTACGGCGGCCTTGAGCCACGTCCGTGTGACATCTTTTACGTACTGCGAGTCATCGGCGCCTAAAAAGTCAATAAACAGCGTTTCTGCACGCTCGACTCCGTCCCATTTTAGGTTTTTCAGATAGTTTCGCACCGGGTGCGTTTTGTGCTTGTACATGACTTCTACTAATGCGTCATCGATGACCTGCCTTGCGGCCAGATCGTAATATTTCGCTAAATAATTGCGCAGACCGGCGTCATCAGTATCCCGCCAGATGTTGTCGATACCTTTTTTCCGCCACGGCAGATCCTTTTTGACAATAAGCCTCCGGGAGAACAAGTCGAGTCCGAAAGTGCCCTTGAGCTGCGGATCGTTCTCAAGAATAGCAATGAAATTCCCCGCTACCGGAAGTATCGGCGCGTTCTTCCCGGAGCCTCTTGTCAGCTCCGCCATCCAGTCCATATTAGCGTCGTCGGCATTAAATCCGGACTCTTTGAAACTCTTCTTGATATCTTCAGCTTGTTCGGCGCTTATTATGTGCCTTGTTGCCTCGTCTTCCCCTGCCAGCTTCGTCATTGCGGTATACGATGGCAGCTTGTTCGGCGGTGTACTTTCTGATGCATCCGCGTCAAGTGCCCTGAACTTGTGAAG